CTGGAGAGCAGCCTGGAGAGCAGCCTGGGGAGCCTGAGGAGCAGCCTGTGGAGCAGCCTGGGGAGCAGCCTGTGGAGCAGCCTGTGGAGCAGCCTGTGGAGCAGCCTGGAGAGCAGCCTGAGGAGCAGCCTCTCCGACGCTTGGTGGGGTCAGCACGAATCGTATTGGATCGCCTTCTACCTGTTCTGCCGTGACATCGTCGGCGTGAATTTCGACGAGAAGAGATCGCGCCAGTTGGACATGTGGCGCGACGTCGCACAGTCCTGCTGTTGGTGGTGGTGTTTCGAGAATTACGTCGTCATCTCCGAGCGCCCGACGGTCTGCTGTATGACCGAGCAAGAGGGTCGCCTGCACTGCGAGACCGGGCCCGCGCTGGCGTTCGCCGATGGGTACTCGCTGTATCGCTGGCACGGGGTGAACGTGCCGGACGACGTGGTCACCGCCCCGGCCTCAATCACGGTCGCGCGCATTGACGCTGAGAACAACGCCGAGGTCCGGCGGGTGATGCTAGAGCGCTATGGGGAGGCAAAGTACCTACAAGACAGCGGGGCCAAGCAGGTCCACCGCGACAAGTTTGGCGCGCTCTACCGCAAGGAGATTCCCGGCGACGAACCGCTCGTGATGGTGCGGCTGCGCAACTCCACGCCAGAGCCAGATGGGCACACCAAGATCTATTGGCTCCGCGTTCCCCCAACCATTGAAACCGCGAGGGAAGCAGTGGCGTGGACTTTTCAGGTAGAATCCAAGGACTACAAACCGCAGATCGAAAGCTAGGAGGACAGAAAGGCAGGAGGATGCGAGCAAAGAAGGCTTGCGTCCGAGGGCACGCGTTCACTCCAGAAAACACAGGGATAGATCATCGTGGGCATCGCGCGTGTCGCGAGTGCGCACGCGGGCATCATCGGGCGTACTATCACCAAGATATCGCTAAGAGTCGACGACTTGGACGCGACAATATGCGCAACAGAAGAGAAAAGGAGAAGCAGTCATGAAGAACCGTTTTATGGCGAGACAAGGGGATGTTTTGATCGTGGAGTGCGACCGTGTAGACGGTTGCGGCGAGGTCGAGCGCGAAGCCGGAAGAATTGTGCTTGCCCACGGCGAGGTCACGGGCCACGCCCACGCAATTGCATCCGGAGACGCCATGCTGTTCATGGATGCCAAGACGCTAGACCGCTATCTCGATGTGAAGGCGCCGGTCACGTTGGATCACGAGGAGCACTCGCGCATTGACCTTCCGAGTGGCTTCTTCAAGGTTGTCATCCAGAGGGAGTACAGGCCAGAGGGCATCCGTAACGTAGCGGACTAGATTCGTCGTTGCCGCCACAGTCCAGACGCGTATTCAGAGAAGAAGGGAAACGAAAGCATGGAAACCGAACAGTCCCAAGAAGCTCCACTTGTACCGCCAGACCCGGCCCCGCGCGCCGCCGACCCGATGGTGAAACTCGACCTGGGCCAGGCTCCACTGTCGGAGGTTCTCTCGATGGCCAACCCGCAGTGCAAGTGGTGCAACGGGAAAGGCTTTCAGGACTACCAGCACGAGGGCAAGACCGAGAGCCGCATCTGTGGCTGCGCTGTGCGGGCCATGAACAAGAAGCTCCGAGGCGAGGCGCCGGTCGAGCTGATTGGCAGGGTGGTGAAAGACCCCGAGGCCGAGCGCAAGTTGGTGCAGGCGAAGCTGGACCGGCTGCAAAAGGAGTTGGACGGCGCGGAGGCTGCGCTGGCGGAACGAATCAAGGGGCACGATGCGGGGATTGCGGAGGCGCAAGCAAGGTCCGCTGAGGCATCTACGGCGGTCGGCTTAGCGATGGCCGCGCTGGACACCGTGCGACTGGACTACAGTGAGTTGCTGGAACAAGTCGACGAGCTTCGGGCCCTGGCCGAGGTGAAGCACGCGGAGGTGTTGCGGGCAGTGGACGCGCGCGAATCGGCTCTGAAGGCGAGCGCGACCGCGGTCACGGAAGTCGAGCGAACGTCGGCAGACTCGGCCCGCATTCTCGCCTCTGCCGAGGGAATCCGTCACCGAGTCCAGCGCCTGAAAGACCGGATGGCTCTGCACCGGCAGAAGCACGCGGACGTGTTGGGAGGTGGCCAGTGACCAAGTCCGCCAAACCCTACAAGTGCTCCCAGTGCAACAAGGGGCGAAGTGTGGGAGAGGCTCCGACCTACACCGAGCGGTGCGCGGGGTGCAGGGCGAAGAAGCTGGCGGGCCTGCGCACGGGATTGGAGCCAGAGCCGTCGCAGTATCCGAACAGGCGAAGGCTGAACCGGGAGCAATACCGCGCTGCCATGACGAGGGTGCAGGCGGAGGCGAAGGGGCGCAAGAGGCACATGGGCTCGCTGCCGGATGCGAGGGAAATCAGGTGAATGGCCTCGAAGTGGGGCGCGAAGAACGGCCTTCCCGGATACGACACGTTCCGGAGTGGGATGAGCTGCCAGGATGTCTTCGAGATGCTCAAGGACAACCACGAGGACTCGAAGCGCTGGCGCTACAAGAAAAGAGGCACCATTTTAGGGGCATGGCACCAGCTCAAATTGGAGCTGTGCCACCGAGCGGTCGAAGCGGGATTACTTGCAACCAAACACAAAGTGGCGGTAGGTTCACGCCGTGACAAGCGATGCAGACGCCGAACCTCTGGCTGATACAGGTCGGGAGGCTGGCGTGGGCGAGGAGTCGCTACGAAGCTATCGGGGGATGGCGGAGACTGTGGCTGCGGCTGTGGTGGCGGACGGGAGCGCCCTCTTTGCCGAGTGTGCCGCGCACGCCGTTGCCTTCACTGTTGGCCCGTCCAAGTGGCGTGATGCACTTCGCAGTGAACGGATACCCTCTGTGCGGAGCGAGCATCCGGGAGAAGTGGACGCAGGAATACGAGTTTGCGACGTGCCCCGAGTGCCGGGAGTTGGGCGAGCGGGCGCTAACGAGCTACTGGATCAACACCCGCTGAAAGGTTCACCGTGACCGACAAGACCGCCGAAGAAGTCCTTGCCCAAGAAGCCGCCGACCACATCCGCGCGACACGGCTCATCCCCGAGCGAGAGATAGCTCCGGTCGTGATCGAGACGCTGACCTTCCTGGGAAAGCTGGTCGAGCTATTCGAGGCCGAGGCCCCGAGCGTGGCCAAGACCGCGGCGGTCGTGCTGTTCGTCGAGCGCATGAAGCTGTACCAGGCCGGCGACGAAGCCATGGCCAAGGTGGCGGCGGTCGTGGCGGCCTTCTCGAAGGCGTTCGTCGCGACGGAGAATAGGCCGTCGTGACCAGCACCCGCGCATCCCGCCGAGCTCTCCCCTGTCTATGCCCGGACTGCTGCGCGCAATTCCCAGAGCGATGGAAGATCAAGAAGGCGGCGCTGCGGATAGTCCAGAAGGACGCGTTTATGCTGAGCAAATCGCCAAAGGAACCGGAACGAAAGAAGGAGAGGGATTGATGTCAGGAAGTGTAAACCGCGTAACCATACTCGGAAACTTGGGGGCCGCGCCCGAGCTGAAACACACCGCAAGCAATCAGGCCGTGTGCAACTTGAGCGTCGCCTGCAACGAAGTCTGGAAGGACAAGGCCGGGGTCAAGCAAGAACGCACGGAATGGATTCGTTGCGTGGTATGGGGCCCGCAGGCAGAGAACTGCGCGAAGTACCTCGCCAAGGGCCAACAGGTCTACGTCGAGGGCCGGTTGCAGACTCGCGAATACGAGAAGGACGGTTCCAAGCGCTACTCAACGGACGTCGTGTCAGATCGGATCGTCTTTCTCGGGAAAGCCAACGGCAACAGCTCCGGTAGCCAGGTCCCGCGCGGCGAGTGGGGAACGGAATCGCAGGCGCGTCCGGCGGAGGAAGATACGCCATTTTGAGTGACGCCGTCGAGGGCTAGAAGCGCATCTACAGGAGAGGGAACATGAAGCGAACGCCACTCAAGCGCAAGACGCCTCTACGGCGGGGCAAGCCCATGCGCCGCGTGCGCAAGGTCAAACTGATCGCGCCGGAAGACGGCGCGCGCCTTGAGTGGCTTAGAAGGCAGCCGTGCTGCTGTCCCGGCGCAGACTGCGGCCCGAGTGAAGTACATCACAACACGCAGAACCGGGCGCACGGCAAGAAGTCGGAGCACGACCAAGGTATGCCAATGGCGCACAAGTGCCACATGGACTTCCACGCCAACGCGGGAGTGTTCAAGGGATGGAAGCGGGAGCAGCTTCGGGAGTGGCAGACCGGGCAGGTGCAGCGCTGGCAGGCGCTGTGGGAGGCCAACGCCGCCAGGTCCCGTACGTGATACCATCGACAGAGAAGGGAACATGAACACATGAAAGCATTGCTAGCATCCGTCATTCCGCAGGCGCTCGACCTACTGACTCCCGTTTTCTTGGCCGTTATCGGGTGGCTGAGTTTCCAGGCGGCCGGTTGGATCCGGGCCCACACGAAGAACGCCCAGGTGCAGGGAATCCTTTTGCGGCTGGACGACGCCGTGGCTACTGCGGTGGGCTCTCTGGAGCAGACCGTTGTGGTGGCAGCGAAGTCGGCTGCTGCTGACGGGCAGCTCACGAAGGCCGACGGCGCAGCCGTGAAGGCCGCGGCTCTGGCCGAAATCAAATCGCATCTTGGGCCAAAGGGCATCGCTGAACTCCAGGCCATTCTGGGAATCAAGCCAGATGGACTCGACTCTTTCCTTTCGTCGCGCATCGAGGCGTCTGTCCTGCAAATGCCGGTGAAGATGCAGTTCGACGCGGAACCTTTGCAGGTTCCCGTGGTGCAGGCTCCGCGCGAAGTAGACCCCGCAAGCGTTGCGACGGCGATTTCGAGCGTTGAGGACAAGACGCCCGTGCTCATGACCCGAAAACCACTGACCCCGTAGATCGAAAGGATCCACACTATGAAGCGTTCACTACTTCTCGGAATTCTCCTCGGCTTACTTGCCAATCTCGGCTATGCGGTAGGGGCGCACGCGGATGCGCTGGTGCTCAACCTGTCCGACACGTGGACGTGCAGCCCCGTCGCGGCCCTCACGGGCGAGCAGCTCAACCTCAAGACGCAGACTTTTCAGCAAGGGGCTAGCTTGGGAGCTGGCTACGGTTGCCGTTACACCGGTTGGAAGCTGCCACTCTCCATCGAGGCCGTTGGAGGTTTCGCGGCGAACAGCAACGCGCCCAACGCGATTCAAGGAAACCTAATTTTCGTCGCGGCCGACAATTACGGCATCGGGCCGGGTGTGCAGGTGTTCAAGGACCCGGTGAGCGGCGACTACGTGGGGCAAGCGCTCGTTAGCTTTTTCCTGACCGCATCGTGGGCCGCGACTACGGAGCAGCTACACCAGGCGAAGGTGCAGGCAGTGCAGGCCGACCGCGCGGCGCAAGCGGAGAAAGGGGCGGGCAAGTGACACCCGAAGAACAGGCCATCGTCGACGACCTTCGTGCGCAACTCGCCGAGGGGGCCGAGACCCTTGGCCGCGAGCGTGCGCTTTGGATCGATACGTGTGCGAAGGCGCAGGTCGTGGTCGATGCGGCGTGCGAGTTCGTTGATGGCGATCCTCTCACTGGAAGCGCGCAAAGTGATGATGCCAGGAAATCGCTTGATGAGGCGGTAGCCGTATATCAAGACTCGAAAGGGCAGGGATGACCATGGAACGAAAACATCTAGGATGGCATAAGCCGACACTTGAGCAGCAGGTCCGCGCGCTTCGCGGTTCTCACCCCGAGGCAGGCGACAGCATCCTCGCCGGCATCACGGCGGCGCCGTCGAGTGACCTGAGCGCGCAGACGTGCGACCTCGACCAGGGGCAACTCGGAAGCTGCACGGCCAACGGTATCGCACAGGGCGTGTTTGTGGCCGAGATGGTGGCCGGGCTTCCCGCTGCGGTGCTGGCTCGGCTATGGCTCTATTTTTCTGAGAGGGCGCTCGAAGGCACGATCAGCCAGGACGCCGGGGCGAACATCGGCGACGGCTACCGAATCCTAGCCGGCAAGGGAATTCCGCCCGAGTCGGCCTACCCCTACGACATCTCGAAGTTCACGCGCGACCCAGGGCCGGCCGTTGACCGGCTGGCCTTCGATTCCAAGGGCGCGCTGGGTGTGAACTACCACCCGATCAGCAGCACGGGCGCCACGCTGATCAGCGACGTCGAGAAAGCACTTACGGCAAAGATGGCCGTGACTTTTGGTTGCTCTGTTTCGGAGGAGTTCTGCTCGACGATTCCGAGCGGGACGGTGCAGGCCCCGAAGTCGCAGGCCGACGTAGCTGGCGGGCATTGCATGTGTGTGTGCGGGCACGACCACGCAGGCAAGCGTTTTCTCGTGAAGAATTCTTGGGGCCGCGATTGGCATGACCCGTCCGCCCCCGCGGGATGCTTCTGGTTCGCCTATTCCTGGTTCACCGATCCAAATTTCGGCGCATCAGATTGCTGGTGCGTGCTCGTGGTGCCGAAAGGAATCGTACAATGAAAACCCTCGCTCTGATTCTCTCCCTCGCGTTCGCCAGTTGCGCAACCACCACGCCCTGCCCGGTCGACGTAACCAAGCCCTGCCCCACGCCGGCTGCGACGTGCGCAACCGCGTGCGCTCAAGGTGCGAAGCTCAAGTGCCTCTGGGCGACACCTACGCCAATGGGTGCCAGTTGCGAAACCGTGTGTACCAACGCGGCGGCCACAGTCCCGTGGAATGTGAAGGCGTTGACCTCGGCGAGTACCTGCCAATGAGCCAAGAGCCATTCCCGGACGTGCGTCTCGTGCCGAAGCCGGACTGCACAACTCGCGGACACGTCGAGCGTGAAGACGACGACGGCGTGTTCTGCGAGGCGTGCGGAGAAGACCTACCGCGCGGAGGCTGGTCGCATGCGTGCGCGAAGGACGGCCGAGTCTTCATGGGTGGCTAGTGATCTTCCAGGGCATCCGAATCGTGCTCATCACTCGCGAGCAATTCGAGCTTGCGGCGTGCGGATGGCTGTTCATTGAGGACGTCGAGAAGGTCAAGGCTGGGAGGTGATCGTGCGATTCTGGGTGAACGGTCAGATGCCTGGGCTCAACGAAGTCATTGAAGCATGTAAGGGGTGCGGCGGGCGCGGGTACGGCTACGCTCGCATGAAGAAGCAGTGGACATCCGACGTTGCATGGATGGCCAAGGCGGCGCAGATGGGTAAGGTTGGAGCCTACCGGCTAGAACTTCTGTGGGTGGCTCCCATCAACGACAACAAGGCGGAGATGGATCGGGACAACCGCGAGGCGGGAACGAAGTTCATCAATGACGGGCTCAAGGCGGCCAAGCTCATCCGGGATGACAGCCCGGCGTACTATCAGGGGAGTACGCACACTCACACGAAGGGGACCAGGCCGGGCGTGTGGGTCACCGTGGTGCCGGTGGTAGGATAGTTTCATGCCCATCATCGCCAGAGATTTCTCGTACCTTCGCGGCCACCTGGTCGGAATCAGCGACCGGATGCTCGCCGCGCATCTCGGCCACTACGCCGAGGAGGTGAAGCGATTGAACGCCATCGAGGCGGCCTATCCGCTCACGGACTGGGGCGAGGCGCCTCCGCCCAAGGTCGCGGCGATACTGACGGCGCCCGTGGCATCTCTGGAACTCAAGATTCAGGGCGCGCTTGCGGCGGCGATTCACCAGGTGAAGAAGGAGCTTCTGGCGGCCGGCGTGAACGTGTCGCCCAACTTCTACCTTGGCGACGATGATTGGTGGACGACCGACCGCGGGTTGAGCATCAACATCCCCTGGTACTTGGCCAACCCCACGCTGTGGCGGCTGGCGAACCGGCAGGAGGGCACGGCCTACTCGCAAGACGAGGTGCTCAAGTGTCTCCGCCACGAGATAGGGCACGCGGTCAATTACGCGCACGAGCTGTGGCGGCGCCCGGACTGGGAAGCGCTCTTCGGCGACTTTCGGATTCCGTACCGCGACGAGTTCCCATCGGACGCTCGGAGCGAAGACTTCGTGGAGTACCTGACGGACGTGTCGGACCACTACGGCCAGAAGCACCCTGACGAGGACTGGGCCGAGACGTTCGCCTGCTGGCTGGACCCGACATCGCAGTGGGAGCAGGAATACGCGGACTGGCCCAAGGCCCTGGACAAGCTCCACTACGTGGCAGGCCTGGCCAAGGCAGGCGTCCTGAACGCGGCGCCGACGAATCTCTACCCCGGACGTCCGGAGTCCTACCGCAAGCTCAAGGGCACGGTAGGTGAAGCGCTGGGCACGGGGCAGGGGGCGCGACCGTTCAAGAGCTTCGAGGGCTGGTCCGAGCATTCGGAGCTGCTGCGCCAAGAGCCGGCTGCCTACAACGCTGTCCGGTTGCATGAGCTGTACTTCGAGGCTCTCACGCGGAACAAGGACTACATCGGCGAAGTGCCGGACTTCGCGAAGATGCCCACGGGCGTCTTGCTCCGCGAGGTGACGAAGACCTGGGGCTCGATGGCAAGCTACCTGCTGGACCTGCGGGCAATCCTGGGAAGCGTTGAGCAGGGCTGGGCGCTCACGGTCTGGGATCCGCGCAGGAACGCCGTGCGGAACGCGCTGGTGGGCGGGGGCTACGAAGGCGTGCCGGCCGGCTGCCCGATTCTGCTGGCCATCGACGCTTCGCCGGATGCGTACATGATGGATTACGGCGCACGCAAAGACGTGGGCATGGCCGCGGCGTTCCGCAACCTGGACTGGAACGTGGTGGCCATGAGGTTGGCGCCCTATGCGCAGGCGGACGAGCCGGAGGGCGAAGAAGTGGAGGCTGCTGGATGAGATGGTTCTTCGACTGCGAATTCGACGAGGACGGGCACACCATCGACCTGATCAGCATTGCGCTGGTCAGTGAGTCTGGCGTGGCCTATACAGCGTGCCTAGCCGACGGGTGGAGCGCGGACCATTGCAACGAATGGGTCAAGGCGAACGTGCTGCCTAAGCTGCCGCCACCGAGCGAGCGCAAGACGCGCTTGCAGGTGCGGGATGAGATCCGCGACCTGGTTGGCGACGCACCGGAGTTTTGGGCCTACTACGCGGACTATGATTGGGTAGCGCTCTGCCAGCTCTTCGGGCGCATGGTCGACTTGCCCAAAGGCTGGCCGATGTTTTGCCGCGACCTGATCCAAACCATCAAGGCTGGCATCATCCCGAAGGAGTCATTGCCGAAGCAGGACGCGCGCAGCGAACACGACGCCTTGGCGGATGCGCAGTGGAATCGAGAGGTGTGGCTGTATCTGGCCGCAGAAGGCGGGCTGTGAATGCACCCCCTGACCAGAGCGTTCTACCAGGAGTTTGAGAAGCTCCTGCCCGAGGAGCGCAAGGAAGCTATCGCCGACATGCAGGACTTCGTGGAAGGCTACCTCGATGGCAAGGCCGAGGCCGAGGCGGAGCTGTTCGACGACTCCGATGGCTCCCCGCAAGTCCAGGGCGAGGTGTCCGCCGAGACGCTGGCCGCGACGATGACCGAGATGGGAATCATGCACGGGCACGTGAATCGAGGCCGGGCATGAATAGCGAACGCCGCATCCGCTCCGTTCCCGTCTGGCAGGCCCATTGGAGCACCGAGCGCCTACGCCAGGAGCAGGCGGACAACCCCCGGGCCTTCTCTCGCGGCTTCCAGATGCGGGCCTTCTCGGATGAGGAGCGGATGTTCCCCAGCTTCACCACGTGCTACTCCCACGGCGTTGTGCTGGGCGAGGTCGCGCGCCGGGGCTGGCCCGTGTTCGCCGGAGTCGACCTGGCGGGCAAGGCTCGGCCTGGCAACGTCATCTTCGTGGCGGCCATCGACCCGGCCACGCTTCGCCGCTACCCGCTGGAAATTCTGCGCGGCGGGTGGAAGTCGCCCGAGACGGCGGCCCACATCGCTGGAGTGAATGAGCGCCACCCCACCCTCTCGATCATCATGGTCGAGAACAACGGCTACCAGCAGAGCCTCGTGGATTGGATTCAGAGCGACCCGAGCTCAAGCTCCATCTGGTACAAAATCGAGAGCTACACCACCGGGTTCGCCTCGAAGGTCGACCCCACCTACGGGCTCCCTTCGCTTGAGGTCGAGTTCAAGAATCAGGCGTGGGTCATCCCGCGAGACGAGTACGAGGGCCATCCGCCGCAGTGCCGCTGTTCGTGGTGCGTGTGGGATGAGGAGATGCGGGACTACCCGATGGGCAAGGGGACCGATACCGTAATGAGTCAATTCTTTTGCCGTGAAGCAATATCCAGGTGGGGAGCGGCGATTCTTGGGCGCGGCGCTGGCACGGCTGGCGACGTAACTAGTCGATAAAACAAGGGTTTCCCGCTCGGATTAGCGCACTGCATTTTTATTTACCGGTACTTCATAAATACCGCTTGCGCTCGATTCGGTCCGGCTGTACCTTAGAGACATGTCGATGAAAACACAGACCGAGATGGCCAAGATGGAGCGCGCAATCAACCGCAAGCTGGCCACCGTCGGCAAGCTTCTAGAAGAAGCGCTCAATCTGACCCACGAGTACGACACCGAGATCGCGACGCAGGAAGAGCGCTATGCGGTCCAGGGCAAGCGGGAAGCCATTGTCTTGGCCATGACCAAGGCGCATCGGGTGACCGAGTACGACATTGCAGCGGCGGTGCTCATGCACATGGACACCACCAAGCGCCTCAACACCAACTTCACCACCACCAGCCTCTAGCAGCCAACCCAAGAACGGAGCAAGACCATGAGCAAGCTCACCCAAACGCAACCCCTGCCAGCCGTCGAGACAATGGCGGACCTGGTAGCTCGCGACCCTAGCCACTGCTACCACCACAAGACGCTTGGCCGCGTGGACTCGAAAGCCATCGCCGAGGCCATCGTAGCCAAGGCCGAGAAGCGGGGCGGACTGCGGGACTTGTGGGAGAACCTCGACCAACTGCTGCGCGAGAGGCCGCTGTAATTCGCGACTTGGCCAGCATCGCCTGGCGATTCGTGGCATTCGTCTGGAATGACGTCCGCTGCGACGCTGGCGATTGGTGGCGCCGAAACATTGTCCGCCAAGCCACGCCGGAAGAAGCCATCTGCAACGACTGCCGCGAGCCCCACTGCACCGAGGAGCGGCGCCTAAACTGCCCGACGCTGAAAGGAACGAAGCCATGCTAGCCATGATACTTGCCGCCGCAATTTCCAGTGCCCCCGCCGCCCACGTCGAGGATGCGGTGATGGTCGCGATGTACTCTGCCGTCGGAGCGAAGGCCGAACGCGCCTACGTCGCCTCCTGGCTGGACGAGCAAGACAGCGTCCGCCAGCTCGCGCTCGACCACCGGGCGAATCCGTTTGAGGGCGAGGCCAAGGCTAGCCCATTCGCGGACGACGCCAAGCCGGACCCCTTCGACGGCGAGCCGAAACTGTTTTGGTGGAGTACCGCAGAGATGAAAGTCGAGAGGTGGTAGCCATGGCATACGGAATGGAACGAGACTTCATGAGCTGGAGCGACGGCGGCCGAGCCTTCGAGAGGATGCCCGACCTGTGGCCCGTGGACCGCCGAGACGAGGCGCCGACCGCGGCCGAAACGGAGCGAGTGAAGAACGGGACAGAGGACCATCCAGCAAAGAGGGAGCCATGACCATTCAAGAAGCACGCGAGGCGCTGACCGACAAGATCAGCGAAATAGAAAGCAGGATCGGAGACTACATTGACCACGGGAAGATTCCGACCGTGACAGCGGAAATCTTTGCTCTGGAAGCGTCGGTGCGGTCCGAGGAGCGGATGAGTGAACGTCTGCGCATGCACCGGATGATCGATTTCGCGATCATCGAGGCCGAGAAGATCAATGCCAATTGCGTGGCCGGGCTGAAGGTCGCCAAGAGTTTGGTGGAGCCATGATTTTGCGCAAGCCTAGAAGCTGCTACGACTTTGAGCGGACACTGCTAGTGCTAACCGTTGCGCCCATCAAGGCAAGCCGGGCCGGCCGCCTGAAACGATGGCGGGCGCTGTACTGGATACGGCGTTGTTTTCAACGTCCGATGGACGCGGCGAACGGGGCGCTTCGAGGCTGCGGACTGGACGAGGTTAGGCTGTGACCACCCGAGGCGAGCGCCGCTCCGAACGCCGCTTCCTGCGCGAGCTTCGCCAGGACCGCAGGCGAGAGGTTCGCCGCCCTCACGCGCCCGCCTACTCGCGCGAGGAGTTGGTTCGCATCGGGCGTTCCGACCTGGACTTCAGGCTCGATGTTATGGGCCTGTTCCTCTAAAATCGAAAGACTCAACTTGCGCCTATCACCACACAGCGTTATTGAATGATTCCAGGCACCTAGGCGAGGGCGGCGCATTAAAACGCTCAAAACAGCTTGAGCGGCGCGGCAAGTCCAGGAATCGCGCCACTTGACCCGTTGCATTTTTATTTCACAGTATTTCTAAAAGACTATTGACCGGGGAGTGTCCGGCCCTATCCTGTATTCATGCTCAACACACAGCAAATCAAGCGGATCGCCAAGGCAACCTTCGAAACCAAGTCACGCAAGTTTTCCGTGGTCGCGCGCGCTACCTACACGATGTCCAACTATTGGGATGGCGGATCGCGAGAGTACGCGGTAGCGATGGACTTGGCGACGGGTGAGACGCGCCAGCCAGACTTCGCCACGACAAACCCATTCAATGGACAGTCCGGATCTACCTTCGCAATCCCTGCAGGGATCGGCATCCTGACCCACGGCATTTTCTGCGGCAAGGACTGCGGACTCACTCTCTACGTGTCGCCTGGCAATGCGCTTGCGTCGCCAGCCAATCGCCCAGAGTGTCTTGACGTCGTGGAGGCTCGCTAGCTATGTCTCTCTCATACCCACTGTCCGCCCCGTCTCGCGATTGCAGCAACGATGCGCCCGCGCGACACAGCTACCAGGTGACTGTCCGCCTGGGCCAGCACGAGCACACCTATTACAGCACGATGGTGCTTACCGCTGGTGCGGCGATGCGGGAAGCGGAAACCAGCACGGGCGGCAAGGCAACCTACGCGGAGCGCATGCTTTACGTCTCGGACGCGGCACAAGGCAAGGTGCGGTCATGATCGTCACGGTCCGCTCGAAACTAGCAGGTGACTGGGTTTCCTTCGATACCCTGGAAGAGTACGGCCACGCCACTGACAACGTGTGGGTTATAAGCCGACGGGGCGACGACAAGACGCGCGCCGCTGCTATTGCCCAAGCGCGAAGCTACGACAAGCAATTCATTGGCCAGCTAGCCGACAACGGCACGACCATCGTCAACGTTGCCTCAGTCCGCGCACCACGCGAAAACACTTCAACCGAGATGCGCTCGATCATCTTTCAATACCCGGAGGCCTGACCATGACCACGAAGCCCGGCAAGCACGGCACCCTGAAACTCTACCGCGTGACCTATGACGATGGGCCGGGCGGAATGCCCGCCACGTCCTACACGACATGGGCCTACGACTACGATCACGCCCTGGACAAGTGGTACGACGGCAACGAAGACGAAGGCTTTCACCTCGTCTCTATCAAGGTTGCGGCATGACCCGCCTTGACTTCCTAGCCTGCCTATTCGGCCTTGCCTGCCTGCTACTGGCATGGGCGTGAGACGATGCGCGCCTACGAAAACAACCATGCTTATCCGGTTCACACACTCCACAAAATCAATAGGAGAACAGCATCATGCCCGGTGAAATCTACGAATTGAAATGCGACATGGAAAAAGGCTGCACTTCGCCCGTAACCATGCTCGACAATAAGGGATATATCTACTGCGCTTCTCACGGTCTGCAACGACGCAGCTACGGTACTCCTTGTCGCAAACTCACCTCGTCCGAAATCAAAGGACTAAAACACGGCGAGTCGGTCAAAAGGTACTGATAGGGGCGTCAACCGGATAAGCATGAAAACAACGCCCGCCTGCCGGACGGAGGAACTAGACCATGATCGACCGCTGCCTGAGTGTCAGACAACCCTGGGGATGGGCCATCATCCACGCCGGGAAAAATATAGAAAATCGTCAGTGGAAGACTTCCTTCCGCGGCCGAGTCGCAATCCAGGCCGGCAAGGGCTGCACCGAGGAGGAGTACGAGGACGCGGCTCGCCTCATTCGCAAGCTGACCGGCAAGAGCCCGCCGCCGCTCGAGGAGCTCGCGCGCGGGGAGATCATCGGGACCGTCGAGATCACAGACTGCACGCCAGCGGACAACGGCATCGGATGGGGCGGGCGGAACCCGCGCGGCTTCCACTGGCACCTGAAGGACCCGCGGCCCGCGACGAAGCCCGTGAAGGTCCGGGGCTGGCCGGGCTGCTTATTCAAGGTCGCGTTTGAGGAGTAGCCGCTAGCCCGCCTTGAGGCTCGGCTCGAGCAGCGCAAACGGCACGTAGCGCGTGGCCTTGTCCACGCCTATGCGCTCGTTGAACGCCTCCCGCTCTTTGCGCGTGTTGAAGATGACCACAGCGAACCTTTCGGTGTCTTCATGAACCGTCATGCCCTTGCTGGTCTTTCGCATCTCGGCCACCGCCTGAGCGGACGCCGTGCGCTTGACCTGCTCCTCGTCCGGCCCTGACGTCGGCCCCTCACCCGGAACATCTTCGGGCTGGTCGCGCATCATGGACATCGCCGCCAGCTCGCCGAAGGTTTCCTGTGCGGCCGGCGCCTGGGCCTGCTCGCTGAACATCGAGGAGAATTCCGAGTCGGCGAAGATGATGTCGAGCGAGATGGGCTCGAAGCCGGTGTGCTCAAGGTCGAGTTCGGGAAGGATGGCCGCGAGCATGGGCAAGTCCCACTCGCCGGTGGCATCGAGGTTGTTCAGGAAGATTGCGGCTTCCTTCGCCTGCTTGTCCGTGAGCTTCACCATGGCCACGTCGAGCTGATAGTCGGGGGAGCCTTCGAGGGCATCGATGCAGGCGAGGCGCTGGTGCCCGCCTACTAGCTCCATCGTCTTCTCGTTCACCGTGATCGGGGCGAGGAGGCCGATGCGCTTGAGGTTGGCTTGGAGCTTCTTCTTCGCGCCGTCACTGATCGTCCGGGGATTCCACTTGCTCCCCGAGATGTCCGAGCGGTTGACCTTCTTCATGTGGAACTTCTGGTGCTTGGTGACTGGCATCGGATCCCTCCGGGGCGAAAAGCATTGCGACTGCATACGGAAAAACTTCGAGCACCTTGGCCCAATCCTTGGGGTGCTTCTCGGCGAGCCAGCGGCAGGTGTACGGGGCGAGGCAGATGCCGCTCGTCTTCCTGCCCTCGACGCCGACCTTGGGCGGGCTGGGAATCTTCTTGGCCTTCATGTAGGCGTAGACATCGGCATCACGCCAGTCCCAAATCGGGTAGACCTTGCTTCGGTGCTCCCGGATTCGTAGGCCGTCATTCTCGCGCGTGTAGAAGCGGCGAATGAAGGAGTCGGAGGCGCGCTCTCCGGTGGCGAACAGGTAGATGCCCGTCTTCTTCGTCATGGCTCGGTCGACATCCCTCTGAGCCATGATGCGAATCTTCTCGGCACCGTTGACGGGATTGCGGAGGATGCCGTACTTCATGTGCCGGGCGAGGTCCCAGTGCGGAACGTAGTGGACGGGGACGCCGTGGCGCCTTGCTGCCGCATCGACGTGATCTTCGACGCAACGGAGCCCCCGAACGAAGTACATGTGATAGGCCTCGACCCGCGAGAAGACCTGGCAGCAAAGGTCGAGAGAAACCATGGAGTCCTTGCCGGACAACGATACGAGAACAGCGTCGCCGCAAATTTCGCGGGCGCGCTTCACTCGGGCCAGTGCCGTGGCAAGGACGGACATGGTTAGCCGCTCTTGCCGGAACTCATCGCGGCCGAGGAGCGCTCGGCCCCAGTGAGGCCCGCGCCGGTCGCCTTGCGGTAGTCGCGAGCAACACTTCGCTCGGTCTTCCCGCTCTGCTTGACCGCGCCCTTCGCGCCACCACGAACGCCGACCTTGGTCGCGAGGTTCTTGTCGTAGACCTTGCGCGTTTCAGTCCGCGCCTTGGCCGCTGCCTTACCCATTTTTGCCATTTGAAACTCCTGTGTGATGCCACGAATGACCGTGGCCGTCTTTGCCGTTCAATCCTACACGTGTTGACAGGAGAAAGGGAACATGTCCATTATGGGACATATGCGGGCTCTCGGCAGACTTCGGCGTGTACTCGGCATCAAGCCGAGCGAGCTTGCCGATGCCTGCGGCCTTTCCCGGCGAGAGCTGTATCGAATCGAAGAGGGGAAGGTTCACCCGCACCCGGCGACGGCCGAGGCCCTGGACGATGCGCTCGACGGCATCATTCGCCAGCGCCTGATACAATCACCCAAGGAGAAGCCATGAGAGACCTGATCACGAACGATAAGCCCCAGACCGAGAACCTCGACGTGGTCTTGCGCAAGAGCGGCAAGACTGACCAGGCATCGGAGCCCGAAGACTACCGCCGCGTCTCGGTGGTAGCGACCGGGCCGCTACAGGCCATGATGAGCGACGAGGTGCAGAAGGCGGCGGGCGAAGGCTACGACGTGCTGTTCACCGCGCAGCCGGGCGTCCTCACGGGCCCGGAGGTGCTGGCTCGGCAGCGGAGCCTCGAAGGCACACCCATCGACCGGAGCAAAATCTGATGACCAACGAACAGCAGTGGGAAGACGAAGCCGAGAAGGTCACCCCGCCCAAGCAGGGCAAGGAAGACGAAGGCGACGAGGCGCAGCCGGCCCACGTGGCAATCGAGCGTAAGGAGCCCATCGGGCCGAAGCCATGACCACCGAGGCCGAAGACAAGGCATTCGACGCCACTCTCCAGCGCATCCACGACGGAGTTCCCGAAGAGAATCCGACCCCGGCCTTCAACCCACGCTTGCACCTTGAGCACGTGGACGACTGCCGGCACGGGCGGAAAATCGAGGACTTCAAGCAGTGCCTTGAGAAGATTGGCTTCGTGTTCTTGCCCAAGGAAAGGCTGCCACCCTGGGCGGACGGCCTGCCCAAGTCGCAAGGGGAGTGGCGCTTTCGGCGGGGAGACTTGCGGATCGCGATGACGGAAGACGATATTTGTTCGTGGTTCTCGGGACCAGAGGAGCTGTGGCGATGGATGCAAAACCAGATCAACGCGGAGAAGATTCAGGCGGAGCGGGCGGCGCGGACGAAGGTCGCAGTCCAGGTCCCGCGCTGAGAATCGTCTACCCCACCACGACTCCCAGCGAACCGATCACCACCACGGACGGCGGTGCCTACTCGCCCCCGGTCGAATCGAAACCCGCTTCATGGTGGGACCGCTTGTGGGCTAGGGCGCTCGGCAAGGCAGTGATAGGATCGCGGGATGGCTGACACCCTCACGGGCGGACCCGCTCCGCAGATGCAGATTCCTCGCAGCGAGGAAGTCAAGAAGTGGTTCTACACCAACGCGATCACCGGAGAAACCGAACGATTCCGCCGGCTGGATAGGTACGAGGCCGTTTGGCGAACTACCCACTACATGCACCTGAAGCAAGATTGGTGGGGCATGACCGCCGACCAGATGGAGACTATCAGCCCATCGGTCCAGGTTCCCGCCGGGTTCGAGCAGCCGGCTATCAACATGTCCGTGCGAATGAAGCGGCCGACGGCGCCCTTCAACCTCGGCATGGCCATCAACAAGCGATTCACGGGACTTCTGTTCTCCCAAGCTCGCCGGCCGGTGGTTGAGGTTGAGGGCGACGATGACACGCAGGACTACTTGCAGGCCTGCATGCAGCAGATGCGCTTCTTCTCGAAGATGACCGCGGCCCGGAACATGGGCGGAGGGACCGGGACCGTGCTCGTGACGGCGCACCTGCGCGAGGGTAAGTTTTCGCTTGAGGTGCACAACGCCAAGCACTGCCAGGTGCTCTGGAAGGACAAACGGACACAGACGCCTCTCGCGGTGCTGAAGCTGTACCGCTACCCCGTGGAAGAGGTGGAGCTCGACGACAAGGGGAACCAGCGTGGTACGCGCGTGGTCGAGTACCTCTATCGGCGCATCATCACCGAAGACGACGACACCGTGTTCAAGCCGGTGAAAATCAGCCCCAACGTGGACATGAATTGGGAAGTCGAGTCACAGGCCGTGCACGGGCTCGGGCGCTTTCCGGGCATCTGGTGCCAGAACTCCGAGGTGCTCGAAAGCGAAGACGGCGACCCCGACTGCCACGGCGTTTGGCAAATCTTCGATACCGTGGACAGGCTGGACTCGCAGGCGAACAAGGGGCTTCTGGCCAACTGCGACCCGACGACCGTCATTCGCACCGACCCGAAAGAGGTCGCGCAGATGGGCGGCAGCGTGCGGAAGGGTTCGGACAACGCGCTCTACGTCGGGGCAACGGGCGACGCGCACTACATGGAAATCAGCGGAGCCGGGATATCGGCGGCGCTGGTGTATTGCGACAGCAAGGTCAGTCAAGCCCTGAAGGTCGCTCGCTGCGTGATGCTGGACCCAGAACAGATGTCAGGCGCCGCGCAGTCGGCGAAGGCAATGGAGTTCCTGTACGCTCCCATGCTCGAAGCGGCCGACGACTTGCGGGCGCAGTACGGGGACATTCTCGTAATCGGGCTTCTGGAGCTGATCGACGCCATGGCCCGCGCCTTCGAGGGCAAGCCCACCAAGGCGCTGAACGAGAAGGGCGAAGAGGTGGACGCGGTCTTTCGGCTCAACCTCCCGCCCCGTCCCGATGGCACCCCTCGCAAGCTGGGCAAGGGTGGGCACATCAAGATCACGTGGGGGCCGTACTTCGCCCCGACCGAGACCGACCGCCAGATTGAAATCGGGAACATCGTTGCCGCGAAGGAAGGCGGCATCATCGACGAGGAGACCGCGGTCAACAAGGGCGCCCAACTGTTCGGCATCAAGGACACCAAGAAGCTTCTGGAGACGATTCGCGCCCAGAAGAAAGACGAGCTTGACATGATGGGCTATGGTGAGCTGCCGGGCAAGCCAAAGCTGCCCGGTCAACCCGGCGTGCCAAAACCTAAAGCACCTGCCATGCCGCAAGCTGGCAACGGGGGCAAACCTTGAGCCTACGCTTGGCGTTTGATTTTGATGGGACACTTGCCCAGGGCAAGCCCCTATCGTTGCGCCAAGGCGCTGCTGAGGCCCTTGCGGCGCTCAAAAAGGCAGGACACCACATCATCCTGCACTCGTGCCGGTGCAACCCCTTTGACCCGGCGCCCCAACTGGAAGAAGAGGCGGCGCGTTGGTATCAGACCGGCGAGGTGTCCCCGCGAGTCACTGACCAGTGGGAGCGCTTCGCCGAGATGCGGGATTTTCTGCGGGCGAACGGGCTGTGGAGCTTATTCGACGAGGTCTGGCAGCATCCGGGAAAGCCCGAGGCCGACCGTATGTTTGATGATTTGTGTGAGGAGCCAGACTGGCCGAGAGTAGAACTTGAATTCGGAGGGATTCAATCATGAGCAAGTGCGAAAAGTGTGGTGAGACGGGAATGGTCGCCTATGTCCCCGTTGGAACTCCCAATGGGCCACAAACGGAAACATGGCCAATTGTGGTTTGCCCGGAGTGTGGCGGGCACGGAACCAATCTGACGCTCGATGAGGTGAAAGCGCGGAGAAATGCGCTGGCGGCCATGGGCGAGGAAACCGGATGTCCGGATTGTCTTCGTGCCATGGAGAGGGAGTGTCTTCTCATTGGTGCCGTGGAAAGCCTAAGCGCCGATCCTGTCATGATCGGAGAGGGCCGCCGAAAGATGGCGTGCGAGACGGCGCAAGGCCTTATCGCCAAAATCTACAAGGATCGCCCCATCGAGAGCGCTGAACGATTTCGGAAGATTGCTTCGACTGCGTACTGGCAACAGCGGGGGCCTTCCACGTGAACCCAAACGACGTTGCAAACTGGGCACGCGGTCGCGCCGGCCACGTGTCTTCAAATCCACCGGCCGCCGCTGCACCGCCGCCCTACGTTCAACCCCAGCTCGCCCCACCCCCGCCCGGCTTCATGTGGGCGCAGATTCCCGGCGTGGGCCTGGCGTGCATCCCGATTCCCTCGCAGCCTCTGCCGCCCCCGGTGCAGCCGCAGCCGAGCGTGTCCTTCCTGCCACCGAACTACATGCGCCCGCCGAATCCCAGTCCGGACGTGGAGACGTGCGTGCTCATGAAGCCAGACGGTCGCGACCCCTACGGTGACCTATTGGCTCAGGTGCAATCGCTGGTGCCGGAGATGGGTTACGACGCCACGAAGGGCCGGCCGAATCCCAACGGGGCAGAGGTGCGCAACCTTCCCGAGTTCCACGACCGCGGCCCCGTGGTAGATGCGGACGCGGGCAATCCCTATCCAACGAGCGGGCAAGGTGTGCCGCTCAAGACTGCAATCCCCCTCAAGTAACCGAACCCATGACCACCAATCTCACGATCCCAGACGTCGCGTGCCCAAAGTGCCATGCGTCACCACTCGCCATGGGAGTAGACAATCGCTCCGCGTATATCAGCCGCCGCGACAGTGCAGAGGTACAGGAGTACGGCGAAAATGGCACCTGTGAGCAATGCAAGACGAAGGTGGCGCGCCTAAATACGCGAGTAGTTCAGAAGACAGGAGAGGAGGCCGCAGTGGTAATCATTACCGTGGAGTTGCATCCCAGGGTGTACATCGCGGATCGTTCCACTGCGACTAATCCCGCCTCAACCAAAGGAGAAACCATGACCATGGACACCATAGGCACCAAGGAATCGCGCCCCCTATTCGCAGAAGGCCAGAATCAGTGCTCGCCTACGCCACAAGAGCACATCATGCAGTTCTTCGCCTACACTCATCTGCCGGCGAAGCTGCAAACCATCTCGGCGCCGTTCTGCAAGCTGGCGGAGGAGCTTGTAGCGGGATTGCCCCGCAACCCGGAGCGCACCGTTGCCCTTCGCAAGCTGCTCGAATCCAAGGATGCAGCCGTGCGAGCGGCGTTGGCCAAGGAAGCGCCGTGAAGGCGAAGCGGTTCTTCTACGCGCGCCCGTGCGACGAGCCGGCGCCAGGGTGGTGTGTGGCTGAATTCGAGAATGGACCCAAGGGCATCAAGTGGAGCAGCACGCTCTATGAACCTGCACTCTCGCGACTGGCGGACGGCGACGAATCCGTGGCCCTCGTGGGTATGACCAAGAAGCAGGCGCTGCGAGAAGCGGCGCTGTGGTGCAAGCGCGGACAGGAACGTCTCGCCAAGGCGAAGAAACGGAAGAAGTAGCCATGCCCTGCCAGACAGAACAGTGGGCGAAGAGTCGCCAGAAGTCCGACCTCAAGAAGCGCGGAGGGGCCGGAGCCAAGGCCGCTGTCATCAGGCAGATCCAGGCCGAGGCCAAGAAGAACGGGGCGACGCTCAAGAGCGACGGAAAGGGAGGATTGGATCCCCGCCTCGCGCTCGCGGCGTTTCGCAAGTCGGGCTGGAAATGTCGGGTCCCCGGATGCAAGACTCCGAAGAAGGACCTCGATCTCGATCACCTCGGAGGCCATGAACAAGAGCTGGAGCAGGATCCGAAGGCTGCGACTCAGCTCAAGAAGTCGGCCGCGAAGGGCAAGCAGAACAACCTGGACGGCGTCAGCGTTATCTGTGCTGACCACCACGATCTTGTCCATCAGCGAGAGCGGTCAATCGAGGACGGCAAGAAGCCCGCGCCGATGACGAAGTGACCCGATGGCCAGCGCCATCGCCGAAGTAATCCGCCTTCACCGCGCCCAAATCCAGGGAGTGATCGAACTCCGCGGCGTGGTGAAGCTGCGCGGGATTTACGAGAAATCGCGAGCCGAGCTCGAAGCGAAGCTGGCGAAGCTGCGAAGGCAGGGCAAGGGCGACACCTTCACGGCCCAGCACATGCGCATGGTGCTGGTGCAGGTGAACGACGGCATCCACGCGTTCCAAGAGGCGATGGGGGAGCACCTGACGAAAGAGGGGAAGCTCGCGAGCGTGCTGGCCCAGCGGCACCTAATCAAGACGGTCGAGGTGGCAGAGAGACAGTTCACGGGCCACACGCCGGTTCTCGAAACCGACCGGGCGGCGATCCTGCGGGGAGTGCGGGAAGACATCACGCCTTCGCTGCTAGACCGCTACGAAGCCAGCAAGGGCTACTACGGCGCGCAGACCATCGAGCAGGTCAAGGGCGCCATGGCCGAATCACTCGTGCAGGGCGAGACGGTGGACGGCGTGGTGTCTCGAATCGCGGCGAGCGGTGGAGTGTTCGACGGGCAGCGGTGGAGGGCAGACCGGATTGCGCGCACGGAGTTGGCCTACACATACGGGGCGAGCACGCAGGCGACGATGGAGACGATGCGGGACCGGGATTTGCCGGGACTGATGAAGCGCCTCGTGGCCACGTTCGACTCTCGCACGGGTGAGGATTCCGAGCAGCTCGATGGGCAGACCGTGCCGGTCGACGAGCCCTTCATCTGGGAGCGCGAGACAAAGCACGGGACCGAGGTGGTGGAGTATTTTTTCCCGCCGAACAGACCCCAGGACAGAGAGTGCGTCATACCTTGGAGCGGAGAATGGAACGCTAAATCCATTGGATCCCAAGGGGAGGTCACACCGAAGGGGCCAAGCGTAGACATAGAAGAATCCTACGAAGAGTAGCGCCGCACTAATGATCGAGTGGTATACTTTCGCCATGAGGAAGAGCGGCCGGATACCAACCGAAGAATTGCGAAAACTCTACATCGACGAGAAGCTAAGCACTCGCCAGATCGGGGCTCGCGTGGGCAAGTCTGGACGAACTGTTGTTCAGTGGCTCAAGGAGGCTGGCATTCAGGCTCGCACCAATTCCGAATCGAGATTTGGCAGAGCGCTCCCGGATAGCGCGATCCTTGCGTCCGTGCGCGCGAGAAGAAAGCACGTTGTCCCCGGACGCTCCGACATCGGGTACAAGGTCGACGGGTATGGCTACGTGCAGATATGGGACGAAGAGAGTCAGTGCTACCACAAGGAACACCGCATGGTCATGGAGCGAAAGCTCGGGCGCCCGTTGCTACCTACCGAGGATGTTCACCACATCAACGAGATCAAGACTGACAATCGCGAAGAGAACCTGGAACTCAAGGCTTCCAGGTCGGAGCATCTGAAACTGCACGCCGAGGAGCGAGGCCGCACTCCAGAAGGACGGTTCCCATCTGACGGAGCAAAAGGGACGTGGGAGAAGCACGCATGCAAGATCGCAGAGTGCACGCGGGAGCACAAGGGATACGGGCTGTGCTCGGAGCACCTGCGGTGGGCAAAGAATAGAGATGCTCGTTTGCCCGAGGAAATTCTCGCTAGCGTTCCGGTAAGCTTCACAAAATGTTCCGTGAATGGATGCGAGCGCGGGAGCGCATCTCGTGGCCTATGCCAACCGCACTACTCATGGTGGAGAACCAAGGGCGAAGTCCCGACTCATCTCATCGGAGAGACGGGGCGAGGCCATCCACCCATCAAGACGCAGTAGCGTCCCCTGGTCAGAGGCTTGGGGCACTGGCTCCATCGGAGAGCAGGGAGAGGTGGAGCCGGCTAGGGTTCAGGTGGAGGAGACGGAGGAGGACTAGCCGCCTCACGCCTTGCTACCGAAAGCTGCTTCTTCAGACTTCGCGATTTTGCAGAGCTGACTTTTGGGCAGATCCGGCAGCGGCGGTCTCTACGTAGAGAGAATCCTTCGGCGAATAGCGCCGTTTCAATCGAGCCAAGCAGCACCCTGCCAAATTTCTTCAAGTTAATTATCTCGCACGGTGACTTGGATGTTAACTCTCCGATGCTATTGATGTTCGCGAAGTGGAGCGCGTTCAGAATGCGAACCCTCTGCGAATCCTTGAACTTCAGTTTGGACGGATGGTCATTTTTATCAAGCATGTGAGGCCTCACGTTGTTTGCCGCTCAGGTGGAGGAGACGGAAGAGGAGTAGCTTACTCGTACCACTCGCCCATTATGGGCACACCGTTCTTGCCGATTGTCACCATGAACTTCTTCCCGCACAGTTCAACGAACCACGTCCGCGTATCCATTTGCTCGACATGAAGCCAAGGCGAAATCACAACCTCGTCGATGATGGTGCGAATGGGGAATCGCGGGCCGGCCAGCTTGCCGGCCTTCGGATCTGGATAATCCGCGCTGTAGAGGCTGTGCGTGGTGGAACCGAACGACAGCTTGCCTCGACGGGAAGGAGGGGCGTCGTGTTTGATTCGCCAGGTGGCTCCGGGTGAAATCTTTCTCATGCGTATGAGATACGCTCCAGCCTCTCGGCGGCGTCACAAATTACGTTGACGACATCGGGAAACCTTGAAACGCTTAGGTGGCATGGCGAAACCGCTCTATCCAGGCCCGGAACCGAAGTGGGTGAACCATCCGGCCGTCAACGCTCCGCACCCCAACGTCATCGACGATGACCGCGTGGGCTTGGGTGCTGACGACGCGTCGCTCGCTCAGCAGAGAAACGCGTCCGGCGGCCTGTCCGATGACCCGACAGAGAGTGGTGCGCCAGTGAGAAATCGCAAGTCATTTCGCAACCTCCGAGGTGGAAGGTAGCCCATGCCCGAGACTCATCGCAACAGTCGCATGATCGCCGAGGAGAGGAACCGCAAGGGCGGCTTTGAAAGCTCCGATGGCTTCGATGCCGTCGCAGGCTGCCCGGCCGGCGTGGCCCCCCAAGGCACCGAGCGCGACTACGCCGCCAACCCGACGAACCCGGCCGAGAAGCCGGCGCCGATGAAGGGCGTGAAGTAGATGGCCGACCAAGCTGGCTTGAAGGATTGGGCCGCACGCCGCACTCACGGCGGAGGGGCCGAGGTCGTTCCCGAAGCTGAGCAAGAGGGCGATTCGAGCGACGTCCACGTGATTCTGACGGAGCAATCGCACGCCGTCGGCGATGTGGTCGAGGCGCTCGACGAGTTGCCGGATCCGGACGAAGCGATCATTGAGATTCGGAACGACTGCCAGTCCATTCGGGACCGTCTCGACGCGAAGGCCAAGGAGCTTGGCGCGCAGCCCGAGGAAGAGCAGGACGAGGAAGATTCGAGCGAGGAGATCACCAATGAGTGAAGAGCCCAAGGATCCGTCGGAAGAGTACGACGCCAAGCACGGCAAGCGTTCCGACGCCGAAGAGCAGCGCCCCAGCGGTCTGACCGAGGCAAGTAACAAGGCCGCGGAGTGCTGCAACCCAATGAAGAACCTTTCCAAATAGGAGCCACCCATGGCAACCGAAGAGCCGAAAGACCCGCAAGAGCAGTACGATTCCAAGCACGGCGCGCCCAACGGTGGGACTCCGAGCGTTCCCGTTGAAGAGCAATGGGGAGGCAATCTCAATCCGGTTAGAGAGACGCCGCAGAGCGGCAAGAATCTCAAGGGCGTCTAAGTGGCGCAGCCTACCACGATTATCCATCAAGGAGCCTTGACCGAGCGTCCGTTCTGCGGAAACTCGAATGGCTCTTTGCTGGACGTTGCCGACACGTCTTTCCAAGGCACCTACCAGGCCTCGAAGACGGCGCGCATCGGCGTGGTGGGTGCGACCGACTTGCTCCCCTTTGTTCTTTCCCTGGACGGCATCGCCAAGGTGCGGGCCATTTCGGTGAAGGCGCAGGCCGGAGCCACGATCAAGATTGTCCTCACGTCATCGGCCGGCACAGACCAGGCCTTCAGCGCAACAGCATTCCTTCTTCATTCCCCCAACTCAGGCAGCGAGTTTACGGCGATCAAGTTTGTCGGCACGGCCGACCTTGAAATCCTGATCGCTGGCGACCTCACCTAGGAGACACCATGGCTACCAGCGTCCGCGATCAATTGAATGGAACCAACCTCACAAACAACGTGGCCGATCTGGCCCTTTCGATTGGCCTGGGAGAAGTCCTCTCCTATCTCTTGTCGAAGGCGACCTACACCGAGACCGGCATCGCCGTCACGTCGAACGTGTCGACCCTGGCGAATCAGCCAACCTCACAGGGCCTCTTTCAGTGCGTGGTTGCGTCCGTCTCTGGCGGTTCGGCGACCGGCGTGAAGAAGCTCCTGAAGGGCCCCATCTCTGGATCGGGCGCGATTGTGCCCGCGGCCGGCGAGTGCGTGTGGGACGGCGCCAAGAGCGTTCTGTTCTGCGCGACCGACCTGGCCCTCACGGCGTCCTTCACCTACGCCGTGTCGACCGATGAAGCTTCGGTCACGAAGAAGGCGCTCGGACAGTAACACAGCAAAATTCAAGCCCGGCCCGGAGGCTTAATCCGGGCGCCCACACGCTGCCAGCAAGCGGTTAATTGCGAGAGTAGGGAGACAGGAAATGGCCGACGAGAACATTCCAGTGCAGACACAAGTCACACCCCCAGTAGAAGCGACGCCCCCGGTGGCTGTCCCGCCTGTGCAGGCCCAGCAGCCCGCAAAGGTCAAGGGGGAATTCCGCGAGCCGCCTCACCAAGCGTTCGTGAACAGGGTGAAGCGGGAAGCCGCGATGGAAGTCAAGCGAAGGCTTGGCGTCACCATCGAAGAGGCCGAGGCCCTCGTGAAGAAGGGCGGCGTCCAGTCGGCGAGCGGAGACCAGTCGGCGGCGCAGAAGACCACCGACAAGGCACTCTTGGAAGCCAAGAAGGAAGCGGAAGACGCCCGCAGGGAGAACGCCCAGCTCAAGGGCCAGAACGAGTCTCTGAAGAAGAAGCACGAGAAGGAAGTCAAGCGGCTCAAGAACAAGCAGTTCGAGGCCCAGCTCTCGGCCGCAGCTTCCAAAGCCGGCATTGTCGACACTGACTACGCCGTGACACTTTTTGCACGCGAAGTCGCCAAGGGTACGGGCGAAGTGGATCCTGACAAGTTCTTCGCCGGCCTCAAGGAGACGAAGCCGCACTTGTTCGGCGTTGCGACCACCGTCGCGACTACCACAGTCGTCCCGCCCGTAGTGGTGCCCCCCACCACGGCACCGAAAGAATCCGCGGCCCCAGGCGAGGAAACCCCGAAGCCAAGTGTTCCGGGAGCTGCCCCGCCTTTGAAGACTGCCGACGACGATACACCGGAGGAGTTCAACGCCCGACTCCGCCGCAACGGCTGGCAGCCCGGAAGCTAGTAGCACATGACGGGGCGATTCAAAACCAAGCTCACCGACGAGAAACCTTGATAGATTTTACCTATCGCCCCTCATCCACAATTGGAGAAATGACCCATGGCAAACTTTCCTGATTCTTCCCTGACCGTGACGGGGTTCAACCCCTCGGTCGTTGCGATTGCGCAAGACCGCACCCTGCAACGCGTGTTCCGTGATGCGGCCTTCCCGCGCCTCCTGTATCGCATGGAAGCGATTGGTGAGTTGTGGCCGGTCAACCTCGGCGCCAACCAGACGTTCACTCGTGCGGGGCTCATCGAGCCTTCCACGCGTCCTCTGCAACCCGGTGTGGATCCGACTCCCGCCAGCTACTCGGTAGAGCAGTGGGAAGCCACGGCCCAACAGTGGGGCAAGGCAATCGACACGCACATGCCCACCAGCTACGTCACGCTGGCGTCGGTCTACCTGCGGAACATGCACCAGCTCGGCCTGCATGCTGGTCAGTCGCTCAATCGCGTTGTCCGCGACAAGCTATTCAACGCCTACGTGGCCGGCAACACGGTTGCCACTGTGTACGGCGGCGGCTCGGCTCTCCCGGTCGTGAACCTTTGCGGCTTCACCAAGCAAATCTTCAACGGTCGGCCCAACCCCGTGAGCGCAGCCAACCCGCTGGCCGTCACCATCGGCGGCGTGGCCAACACTGTCGTCGGGTTCACCTCGACGTACCCTGGTGACGAAATCCACGGCGGAACCTTGACCCTTGGAACTGCGGTCGGTGCCATTGCGGCCCGCACGGCAGTCCTCGCGAACAATCGCTCGCGCATCGTTTGGTCGGGCGGCGGCTCGCGCGTCGATGACGTCACCTCGACCACCTTCCAGACCCTGGCCGACATCCGCACTGCGGTTGCCCAGATGCGCTTCGACAACATCCCCCCGCACGAGGATGGGTCCTACCACTGGCACGGCGACCCCATCAGCGAGTCGCAGATGTTCTCGGACACCGAGTTCCAGAATCTCAATCGGTCCATGCCGGACTACATCCACTATCGCCGGTTCGCGATGGCGTACCTCTTGGGCGTCACCTTCTACCGCAACACCGAGGCTCCCAACACGTCGACCGTGTCGCAGAACCCGGCCAACGGATTCACCTCGGGCTGGGAAGACACGAACCCCCTGAGCGTGACCCTTCACCGCTCGATCATCACTGGCCAAGGCGCCATCGAAGAGAAGTACCTCGACGAGTCCCGGTACATCTCGGAAGCCGGCATCCAAGGCAAGATCGGCGAGTTCGCAGTCGTCAACGGCGGCGTGCAGGTCATGACCGAGCGGATCCGCTTGGTGCTTCGTGCGCCTCTGGACCGCCTCCAGCAGACCACGGGCGCGGCCTGGTCGTTCTCCGGTGACTGGCCGATCCCGACCGACTCCGTGACAACGTCGAGCGCCGCGGCCTTCAAGCGCGCGGTGGTTATCGTCCACGGCTCGTAAATCGAAAGACGCAACTTGCGCCTATCACCACAACGCGTAACTGAACGATTCCCAGGGCTTAGGTGCCCTGGGAGCGTTGTGGTGCAAAGATTCCATCGGGATTCGTCCCGTTTGGTTCACACCCATTCGTGGCGTGTGAAAGCCGGTCGACCTTGTGTTGACCGTTTACCCGCAAACTGTACCGGGGGACTTCGGACCTTTCCGGTCGTGTTCGTGGGGCTGAAAACTGGGGTCCAGATACTCGCTCCGGCGTGCGATAATCGCCTGGTCCGACTATCAGCTTCGGCTGCCTAGTCAATTTCTGGACCTCAGCCTTTCAGTTTTTTTTCGGAGGGAAACGCAGATGGCAAAATTCAGGCTCACAGACGAACCAATCGAAGTCGGAAAGTCGGCACCCGCTCCGGTGACCGCGAAGGTAGAGGAGCAGGTTTCTGCTCCCGAGGTAGAGGCTGCTCCCGATGCGCCGCTGCCGCCCCCCATGCCGGCCGAGAGGAAGTTCCGAGTGGTGGCTGATGCCAAGGTGTGCAGCGGGGCTGCTCATTACCTGCTCAAGAAGGGGCACGTCGTGTCCTCGTTTGGATACAACATCGAGGCCCTGAAGAAGTCGAACGTTCAACTTGAGGAGATCGTCCAGGCCTAAGCTGGACGTGATGCCGTGACTGTGAACGCAATACTCTCCGACGAGGAGAAGTCACGGATTCGGTACTACCTCGGCTATCCGGTCGCGGTCGACGTGACCACCTTCACGCTGGGCATCCCAGCCGTAGCTCAGACGCTCTTCATTCTCGAAGGGCAGATGAACAAGATTCCCGAGGGCGCTGTTGGGTTGGTCCGCAATTGCGTGGCGGTGCTGGATGGCATAGAGGCTCAGCTCGTGGAAGCTCAGGCGTACTTTGCGGCCACGCGGGTATCGGACATAAACGTGAACGACCGGCATACCGAGAAGCTGGACGCTGAAGCTCGCAAGTGGATCCTCAAATTGGCTGAACTTTTGGGCGCCCCGGTAAACGTCTACAGTACCAGGATGAACTCAGGAGTACCTGCGATGAACATTCCCGTGCAATCCGTGTAGATCATGAAGACCTGCACCAAATGCAAGACAGTCAAGTCCGAGAGCGAGTTCTTCAAGGGCCGCATGGGCAAACCGCGATCTTGGTGTAAGGCGTGCGATCAGGCTGCCAATCTGGAGTATTGCAGGGCGAACAAGAATAGGGCGAAGGTGTGGCGCACAAACCGCAGGTTGAAGAACAAGGGGAAGGCGCACGGCGTGCCCCGGAGCGACGTGCTGAAAACCTGCCCGACGTGCAAGACCGCCAAGCCGGAAATCAATTTCGGCCGCGACCGAGGCAGAGGGGACGGATTGGCTACGGAATGCAAGGCGTGCCGGCTGGCCTACAGGCTGGCAAACAAGGGCAGACTGAAGACATGGAACAGGGAACTGCGTCTCGCCAACCAGCAGAGGTACGCGCTGTATCGCACTCAACGCCGAGCCAAGCTGGCGGGCGCGCTGTCGACGCTTACCCCGGTGCAATGGGAAGCGATCCTTGAGCTTTATGGAAATTCCTGCGCCTACTGCGGGAAACCGGGCAAGATGACTGTAGATCACGTGGTGCCAGTATCTCGCGGTGGAGGGACAACTCCCGACAACGTGGTGCCGGCTTGCAAGTCGTGCAACTCATCCAAGGGCGCACGCACACCTCAAGAATGGAGAAATTGACACATGGCGTTACTTGTATGGAATATGACTACCAGCCCCGTCAACGTGATCGGACAGCGCACGATTACCCTTCCTGCCAGCGCAAGCGGAGGCACACGAGGCCCGGCCGTGAACGCCACCAGTGAGTTCAAGGGGCTCACCCTGGCTCAGTACCAGGCCATCGAAGTCCTGCGCGTGGCGACTACGATCCAACTCGCGTGGACGGGCGATCCTGAATACGCGTGCGTGGGTATGACCGTGGCCGCGCCCGGCGTGACTCTGACCGTTCAGCCGACGGCGGCCACTGTGACGGGTATCGTTGAGGGTGGCTCGGCCAGCTTCACCGGCCCGGCCGCTGCTGACCTCGTGTCGGTCGTCAACGCAGTCCTCCCCTCAAACGTCGCGCTGACGCTCATCGCGAACAGCATCGACTACGCGCGCAAGCTCCAGGTCCGCATCGTTACCGGCTCCACGGCTGGCACGCTGACTCTCGTGGGCGTTGGCGTGAACGGCGAGGCCGTGACCCAGGCCATCGACATTTCTACGGCGGGCGGCACTCGCACCGTCGTGACCACGAAGGCCTACCGGACGCTTACGAGCGCCACCGTCTCGGGCGGCAGCGGCTTCGCGGGAACGGTCGGCATCGGGCTCGGGCTCGGCCTCGCCCTTCCCACTTGCCAGGCAAGTGTCACGGCCTTCTCGGTGTTCGGGGAGAACTGCGACAAGCTCAACACCGCAGTCGGGACCGTGGACGCCACGGCCTACACGGTCGAGCCCACGACGCCGGCCAACGGCACGCACAGCTACGCGTGGAACTACAAGTACACGCTCACCCCCGTGTCCCCCACCCACATCCACGCTCTCGCCTAACGGAGACTCACCATGGCCATCAAGACAACGACCTTCATCATCGAGAACCTCGGCCAGGGTGCCTTCCGCACCCGCGAGCGCAACGAAATGGTGGTGTGGCAGCGGTACGTCTTCACGGACGCCACGCGACCAACACCGACAGAAGCCACGTTCCCGGCCGGGTTCGGTATTTGGAACTCGTCAGACAACGCCATGAACTGGAGTGGCGGGGATGACGGCAATTGGTACGATGCGCTAGGCGTAATCACCTAACCCGGTGAGGGATGCCCAACGACCGGACGCGCTCGGGCTCGCCTGCGGCCGATAGGCCGGTGCAGACGAACCAGGTGCGTCCGCTCCGCGCGAATGAGGTAGGCAACACTCTGGCGGATCGGCTGTCTCCCATGGCAGACCGAGTCCGCCAGCTCAACACCAAGCTGGGAGTGCGTCGGTATCGAGTGTTCTTGGTGCACGCGGTTTGGTCCGGGCCCGTGGTCGGCTCGGGCGTGCCACAGGAAGTGAGCCGGCGGGAAATTCTGCCTACCCCAAAGATTCGAGACATGTCGAGCACACTCGGCGTGCTCCGCTCGTTCGGACTCACCGAGGAGGGCGGGATCACCATCGACGAGATTTCGGCCAGCTTCACCGAGGACGATTTGACGGGGAAGACGCCCGACCTTGTGGATTCGACCCTGCCCCGCACGGGGATTGCGAACGGACAGTTCTTCTGGGAAGTGGTCGAGGTGCGAAACAGCTACCCTCGGCCAGTCCCGCGCCGGTACACCGTCGAGGGCGTGCCCATGCGCAAGACCGTGCATTGGACGGTCAACCTCACCAAGCAGTCCGGGGACAGGGCCAGGGGACAGACGTTCAACCGGACGGTGTCCTGATGGGCACCTACAAGGTCAACATCGCCAGCCTCACCGAATGGGCCGGGAAGCTCGTGGGCGGGCGCAAGGCCGCTGTTATCTCGGCCATTCGTCGAACGGTCTATGTGGCCGGGCAGCAGATTGTTCAAGAAGAGATCGACAACACCAAGCCCTACAAGCCCGTCGACCGCGGTGACTACCGAAGGGGTTGGAAGTACGCAGAGCTTCCGGATGGGGCTCGCCTCTACAACGCCACTGCCCAAGCTTCTGTCATCGAGCGCGGACGCAGGCCCGGCACCATGCCGCCTATCACGGCCCTTGCGAGGTGGGCAGGTCGGAAGTTCGGAGCCGACGAACATTCGGCCATGGGTATCGCCTGGGCCATCGCCTTGAAGCAACTCTTCCAGGGGACGCCGGGGATGTTTGTGCTCAAGCGGACGAAGGACAGGCTCGTTCCCCTCGTGTTCAAGAACGTCAACCGAGCGATGGGCGGATGATGCTGGACAAGGGAAGCTTCTCGCGCAAGGCCACCCAGAGCGTCCGCAACGCCATGGCGTCGGCCCTGGCTGGATACGTGGCGGGGCTGTCTTGGGATCTGGACGACGGCACCACGGTGAAGTTTGCCCAGGTGTTCGACCGCTGGCCGCACTACCTGCAACGGACGGTCGACCCCTCGGCCTGCGTCCTGCCGGGCTCGTGGAAGTACGGCGACGCCTTGCTGACCCCAACCCTACTCGAAGACACCTGGGAGCCCAAGGGCGGCGATGGGTGGGGGCTCTACAAGACCGCAGAGGCCGAGATGGAGCTTGAGCTGTCGTTCAGGGCTACCACCGCAGAGGAGCGCGACCAACTCATCCTCGGATTGGAAGAAGCATTTCAAGACCCGAACGTGCTCATGAGCCAGCAAGGCGCGGCCAATCGGATCGTTCTGCCACTGCCGACCTACTACGGGCTCTCGGCTCGCTATTCCCTATTGAGCGGACGCCTGATAGATTCGGAAGAGCAGGCGATGCGCGAACAGCGAGACGCGATACTCACGATTTCGGCCCAGGCCTCCAAGGTGAAGCTTGCGCCGGTCCACCCCATGTGCCTCACCATTCGCAAGCTTTCCATCGACGAGACGCCAATCACATAGGAGCCATCCATGTTTCAGCTACGCGTAACCGACATGCCAAGCGTTCAGAAGCTCCTGGAGCTTGAGCGTACCGTCACGGTGGACAGCGCCGGCAATGCCGTTCCCGCTCAAGCCAAGGCGGGCAAGGCGGGCCTGGTGGCCGAATTCGTCCAAGGCCCCTTCCTGCCGACCGTCGTGGAGACTCCGGGGGACATCTCGACCCTCTACATGAACGACCCGACGAAGTTCACCCTCATCAGCCAGGGCAGCTTCGACCCCGCCGCCGACGACCAGAACGGCTCGGGCGTGGCCTTCGACGGCAACGGCTGGGCGGAGTTGAAGGGCAAGACCTTCTCGGGCCTTTGCATTCGCCGAGTGGACACCGACATGGTGGTTGCCGATTCGAGCATCGTCAAGGCGTTCGTATCCTTCACGATCACGGTCAACGCGGCCGACATCACCGCGGGCGTGACCAACAAGGACATCATCATTCCGGCCGGCACGCGATTCGCCGATCAGGCCATCGCGACCGCTACCACAATCATCGCGACTTCGCAGGCCGTTCGCATTCCGGCTGGGACGACGTGCGCTGGCACACTCACCCTCGCGATCAACTTCACGCAGGACCCTGCCACGGGCATCCTGACCTACGTCACGACCGGCGCCACCATGGGCGTGACGGCGTTTTTCGTGAAGGCTCGCAAGGCCACTACGGCGGGTGCGAACCTCATCGACACCTTGGTTGATGGCATCGTCGGAAGCAACCCGCTCCCAGGTGTGAACGCCGGCACTGTCATCTCTGGCACCCCATCGACGATCAGCGTTTCGGCCGCTGCCACGGACACTTACTGCCCGGCCGGCGGAGGCGCCCAACCCACGACCCTCGCTGACTGCCTTGCGGCCAACTACGACGCGGCCATTCTGTCCATGCAGCCTGGGATCGACTCGACGAACGACATCCTCGCGATTTGGTCGGGCCGCAACTACAAGATGTCCAGCATCACCCCCACGCACATGCGCGCGAGCCTCTGGACGAACGCCAAGGACTCCAGCGCCATCGGCCGCGGGCGAGTTGCTTGCGTGACCGGACTTCCGGCCAAGACGACTTCGGCAACGGATAGACTCGCGGCCATGACCGCCTACAAGGCGCAGGTTCGCACCACTGACACCGTCACTGGCGCAGACGCTGACCGCTACTGGGCTTCCGGCCCCTACGTCCAGGTGTTCTCCTCGGAACTCAACCGGGACATCACCATCAGCAATTGCGGCTCGCGCGCGGCCATGAAGGTCAACCTCTTCAACGATGGCCGCTCGGAATTCCTGACCTCGGTCGGCAATCCCTACAACGCCACCATTCAGAACGTGGACGCACAAGAGCCCGCCTTCGCGCAGACCCCGGCCGTCGAGGCGGAGTACATCGCGCTCAAGGCCGACAGCATCTCGTGGTTCACGAAAGACCGAGCCGCGGGCTGGTGGTACTACTCGGGCCTCACTGGCGCCGACCCCACGAGCATCTACGCCAACCGCATCGACGACAACCGTCGTTCGTTCGCGGATGAAGTCCAGGACGTGATCGCAGGGCTGGCTGCCGCCTACTCGAAGCTCCCCGGCACGACAGAGCGCCAGGACGCTTTCACGGGCGACATGAAGGCCTACTGCGACCAACTCGTGAACCCAGCCCCTGGCATCGCGGCCCGTGCGGCTGCATACCAGGTGCTCGACGGCGCGGCAGCTGGCAACACGCAGACGCTCAACGCTCAAGGCATCTTCTTCTTCCAGGTTTCGATCCAGATGTTCGGATCGATGAAGACCATCGTCATCAGGTCGGCCATCGGGCCAAACGTCGTCATCACCCAGGTGGCGTAAGGAGACTCTCCCATGGCCGACTTCCGAATTTTAGGCAACGAAATCACCCTCCGCGTGACGAGCGGAGGCGTTCTCCTTTCCGAGATCACCACGATCAAGGACTTGACCTGGAAGCTGGGCGTGAAGCTCATTTCCGAAGGGTACTTGGGCGAGGTCGCCAACCGGCAGCGGGAAATCTTCGAGGAGTGCTCGGGCTCGTTCAACATCGTCCCCGAGAACGTCGGTCCATTCCAGCTGCAAAACAGCATCTACACCCGCGCCCTCCAGGCCGGCCCCAACGATGTCCAGATCAACCTGGGCGTGAGGCTGGCCTTCCCGTCGGGGAACATCTTCCGCATCACGTTCCCGGACACCCACTACGAAACGCTCGGGGACTTCAATGCCTCCGGTCGTGACAGCTTTGCCACCATGGCGTTTGCCTGGAAGGCCACCAAGTACATTCCCAGCTTCTAAGCCGGGACCACGGAGGGACTGAGAATGGCCGACATGAACCTTGCGAATCCAGGCAGCATCGAGCAAACGCTGCTGTCAACAATCCCGACTCATACCTACACGATCCCGGAATCGCTTCGTCGCTTTCCTGGCGATCCGGCTGTGGTGGTTCTGCGGGAGCTGACCTTTGCCGAGGATTTGCAGGCTCAAGACGCCGCGGCCACGCGCAAGCGCCCCTATCCCTATGAAGCCCTCATGCGCTCCATCGTCCAGGCCGACGGCAGCGCTATCGACTGGAAAGACGACGGCAAGGAGCGATTCTTCTCCGGACTCTCGACGGGCGTGCGCAACAGCCTTCTCGTGGCGTTCAACAAGTTCGCCAACCCCTCGGACAAGGAGCTTGAGGATTTTTTAGCCAGCGAGAAGACCACCGTCGGCTAAGGCAGCGCAAGCAGAACACCTGGGACAACATCGCGTTCATCGCGAGATACGGACACCAGCAACTCTCGGAGATCGGAAAGCTAACAGCGACACAGGCGGAGGAATTCGCGGCGGCACTCGGCCGATGGATTGAAAGAGAAGACAAGGCAGGCAAGATCGGATGAGCGAGAATTCTACACACGTCGAGGGTCTAGAGTTCCACGCCACCGACGTCAACGCCTCCGCCGTTGCTGACAAGATTGGCGCCGCCTTCCATCGCCTGCACCACACCGCAGAGCTTGCGAAGGAGAAGGTCGGCGAGTTCGCCCACCACGCGGCCATGGGCGCGCTCGCGTCCGTGGGGCTTGGGCTGGGACTCCATTCCATTTTCGAGAAGGCCACCGAGGCCAACATGGAAATGGCCCGGATCACCCGAAACGTGGCCGGTGCTCAGTTTGCGTTCCAAGGTTGGAAGCCGGGAATCTCGGCCGTCGACCGGATGACCTACTCCATGAGGCAGGGGGCCGAGGTTGCTCACGAGCTTCACGAACAGGGCCTCAAGCTTCGCCAGCCTATCGAGGCCATGAGCGCCATCTACAGCGGCACGGCGGCTCTCGGCTTTTCCAAGCTCGGGATGAACCAGAAGGAAGTTCTCGACCTCACCGAGAAGATGGCAGCGGCGGCCAAGGTCTACGGCATTTCTGGCGAAGAAGCGGTTTCCAAGGTCACCCGCGCACTCATTCGCGGCAAGGTGTCAGAACGCGACGTTAGCGGCTTTGCAATCCAGATGCGCGAGTGGCTCGGGCAGGGAGACGGCCCGGTCAAGAAGGGGCAGAAGCTCAAGCCCGAAGAGATCATGAAGCGGATCGAGAACGGCATGAAGGGCATGGTCCCGGCCGCTCAAGCGCTCGGCCAAGGCATGGCCGGATCTATGTTTGAAGCCAAGATGATGGTCGACGAAATGCTCCGCGACCTTTCCGGCCCGCTGTTCAAAGAGCAGTCCGCCTCTCTTGCCGAGTGGGTCCAGAAACTCCGCGCGGTCAAGGAAGACGGAAAGAGCATCCTCGAAACCTACGGGGAGAAAATCGCGAGCGCATTCCGCACAATCAAAGACACCACCGTCTACATCGTGAGCCACTGGAAGATCCTTCTTGGGATGTTCGCCGCGTCCAAGCTCGCCAACACCTTCGCTGGCATGGCGGCCAAGGGTGGGGCTGTCGCTGGGCACGGGGTCGCTGGCGCGCTCGGCGCCGTCGGGGCGATGAACGTCACGGCCTCGGTGGTAAACGTCAACGGCGCAGCGGTTGGGGCGGCAGTGGGTGCAGCCATGCAACCCGCAACTGCTTCGCTCGGTGGAAAGCTCGCAGGACTCGCCAGCAAGACGTTCATGGCAGCGGAGGCGCTCGGCGGGCTCTACGTCGCGGCCGAGGGCCTGGCCACATGGATCGACGCCAAGCAGACGGAGAGTCTTTCCAAGGGGCGAAACGCGGCGGCGCTTCTCACCGCGACCCACAGCTTCGAGCGTTCGATCAAGTCTTTGCAGAGCGGACACGGGACGGAGGGCAGGGCGACAGCTACGGCCAGCATGCGGAACGCTTTCTCAGCCATGGGCATGAAGCAGGGCCAGCGATTCACCGCCGAGGGCGTGGGTGGCATGCTCGCCGCCCTGCCCAAAGAGACAGCCTTGGCTCTGGTGAACCAGATGAGTTACCTCATGCCTCAGATGGTCCACAAGACCACCGAGGGCGGACTGGCCACCGCGCCCACCGAGATCGGAAGAGAGATCGCCGCAGCCATGAACGAGTATTCCCAAGCCCTCTTTGCCGGCGAAAAGGAATTCGATCCCAACAAGCGCAAGGTGCCCAAGGGCGCCGGGGACATTCACATCGGGAGCCTCACCATCACCCAGGACTTCAAAGAGGCCGACCCTGATCGCGTCTTCCACAAGGTCACGAATGAGATCGCCGGCCTGGCCAGCTCCCCTGGAACGAGCAGGTTGCACGTGAGGGGGGGCATCTGATGGCGGACTCACAGGCCACGAGCTTTGACATTGCCATCCTCGACGGTTCGCTCAAGGGCACGACCATCTCGCTCGTCGGGACCATGCTGCCGTTCCGCGGTGTCTCGTTCCCCACGAAGCAGCGGAGCAAGACGACCTACTACCCCGGCAACCCCGTGGGCTCGCAGCAGGTTTTCGGAGCCACGAAGGACGACACCACGATCACGGGCGTCTGGTACGACATGGCGCTCGGGCCGGGGAACGCCCGCGCTCTCGTTCGCCAGATTGAATTCGTGGTCGAGCACGGCCTGCCCGTCGAGGTCACGTGGGGAGGCGGCGCGGTCGGGAATTTTGACGACGTTGGGATCACCCGCCGGGGAATCATCAAGAGCATCGACCCGAAGTTCGAGACGACTCAGATCGTTGAGTGGACCATCGTCTTCGAGTGGAAGGGCGAAGCGCTCCAAACCACGGCCCCCACCTTCGCGGCCGGCCCATCCGCAGTCGCTGGCAAGGCGGACGAGTTCAACTTCCTGTCGGACAGCCTCCAGGAAACCGGGGACGGGATCACGAGCTGGCGCGAGGACGCATCTCGCTACGTATCCGCCGGAGTCGGTGCCATCGCTTTCGTGAACAGCGCCCTCGACGATGCCCAGAATTCCTTCGCCAACGCAATGACCGAGCTGGACTACGCCACGGCCCTTGTCCAGGAAGGCGCCGATTTGCCGGCTAGCATCATGGAGCGCGTGCGCGGGGCATGCGCTCGCGTGGTCGGCTCTTGCCAGAATGTACGGGCGGCCTACGATGCGGTCGCAGGCCTTCGGCCGCTTGTCGAGGGGCTCGCGGGCAAGGACTGGACTGACGCGGCGCTGTTCGGCGCACAGCAAGCCAAGGAAGCCAAGCTGGCACTGTTCCCTACAGATGACCCGCTTTCCCAGATGGACGGCATGGGCCAGCAATTCGCGATCATGCAGTCGACCGACGCACAGGCGGAGGCGTGCGCCCAGCAAGCGGCAAGCCTGGCTGCGCAGATTCACCCCATCGTCATTGCGGAAGAACGCCCGCCGGCCGGGTCGGACCTTCGGGACTTGGCGGTCAAATACTACGGAGATGCGAATTTGTGGTATTGTATAGCAGACTTCAACGACATGGATAGCTCATTGGTGCGAGACACGCCGACTGGCCCCAGCGACGACAATGTACCTCCGATCTTGATCCCTGACGCGACCGCGTATGCAGCGATGATGTCAACCTTATGGGGCGGCACATAAAGGCACGTGAATCTGATGATCGGAGTGAAATTTGGCAGATTGCTTGTTCTAAGTGAACACGACATCCAGAATCGCAAGCGGCGATATGTCTGCCAATGCGACTGCGGAGAGCAAAGAGTTGTACTGGGAAGATCGTTGCGCCAGGGGCATACGAGATCATGCGGTTGCGTCCAGAGAGAGAGAGCCTCCGCTGCTAACATGACACACGCGAACACGGCAGGCGGGCGCTGGTCCCCGGAATATACGTGTTGGCACAGCATAATTCAGCGTTGCACCAATCCCAATGTGCACAACTTCGAAAAGTACGGAGGTCGTGGGATCTCAGTGTGCGAGCGTTGGCTAAAGTTTGAGAACTTCCTGTCCGACATGGGGCCGCGCCCCCCAAAGCGCAGCGTAGACCGCATCAACAACGACGGAAATTACGAGCCTGGGAACTGTCGATGGGCAACGCGAGTTGTCCAAATGCACAACCAGGGGATGAGAAAGAACAATACGAGCGGATATAAGGGCGTGCGATGGCACGAGCGACTCCGCAAATGGGTGGCGCAAATCACTATCAACGGGGAGCGCCGGCACCTCGGATGCTTCTGCGAAAAGGAAGAGGCCATTGCGGCATACGCCGCTGCATGCACAACTTCACAGGAGGCAGGGGGCGCGAGCGGCCATGCCTGAGCCCCGACACTATCGCCCCGCTTGGTTCTTGGAGCTGTTCGTCCGCCTTGAAGACTTTGGCGCCTCCGCCAGCGCCCGTACCACCATCCTGTCTCAAGATCCAAGCTCCTGAGCAGCTTTTGAAATGTGACCCGCACGGCTCCGAGCAGGCCGTACCGCTCTAGTCTCAAGATCCAAGCTCCTGAGCAGCTTTTGAAATGACACCGACGAGCCAGTGTTTCGGCAAATCGTAGTGTCTCAAGATCCAAGCTCCTGAGCAGCTTTTGAAATTGCGCGGCGCTGTCCGCGTGTCAGGCCTGCCCCGGTCTCAAGATCCAAGCTCCTGAGCAGCTTTTGAAATGGGCCCATTGAAAACAACAATCATTTCGCCATTCTGGCAAGCGATTCGCGAGTAGCTCGAAAAGAGCGCGGATCCGTGTTAGCTTGGCCTAGTGATTCTGCGCCTTTAGGAGCTGACACAATCGGCGTCACCTCGCCGCTCGCGCTGGCGGATAGTAGATTGCGGGTGTTGTTCACGTCCCGGTCCCAGGTAAGCCCACACGACACGCAGCGATGGACGACGTCCTGCACCTCTTGTTTGGCACCGCAGTGATTGCATCGCTTCGTACCGTCCACCGACGTGGCGGCTACGACCTCGCAGCCGTACTTGGCGCACGCCTTGATGATCTTCGAGCGCAGGTCTGCTGGCGATGCGAGCACGCGATTGTGCCTAGCCGACTGACCTCCGGTCTCTTCCTTCTCGACGGCAGCCCGCTTGGCCACATCGGCGATCTTGAAGGTGTCGATGGTGACGCGAGCGTTCTCGGTGGCCAGACGCTTCGCCTCCACCTGATAGAAATTGTCTCGGAAGCGCTGGCAGTAGGCTTGCTCGTCTTGCGCCCACTTCATCAAGTGTCGGTACCGTTCGCGCCACTCGTCCATGGTGGCAAAGATTCCGGTGTCGCCGTCAAAGCGGTGCTCCCGCCAGTACCAGACCAGATCCATCATGCGGTGCGGAGATCGCCACTTGTCGACGTTCTCGAATTCGGCGCGGAACCCATCGGGACACTCGCCGACCTTCAACCATGCCGCGAGCGCGGCCTTCGCGGTGTTGAATTTGTCGTCACAGAGCCCGCGCAGCTCCTCTGCCTTGGCGAAGCGCCCAAGGATGTCGGCCGGTAGCCTGATCTCGCGGATGCCATCATCCCCGTTGACGGTAGCCACGCGCAGTCCGCCGTCGATGGCGAGCCAGCCGAAATTGATCGCAGCGGATGCACTTCGAGTTTCCTTGGTAGGAGTTGGGAAGAAAGACGCGGACTCAAGCACTACGCACAACTCGTATGACCACGGCATCGTCACGTTGTGGGGCCGGCGGGTGATGTACGCATCCTTCACGCGCCCATCGGCAGGAAGCGGCCGATGCATGAGTAGTGGAAATAGCGCCCACACGGGCTTACGCTCTTCCGTCCCGATGCGGAACCGCAGAAGCTTTTCCTGCTCACGTCGCTTCTCTCCTATCGGATGGCCGGGCTTTGATGGGCGCGCCAACGGCTCGATCTGCATGAGCGTGCTCGACGCCAAACCGGCAACGTCGATACCGCCGCAGAAATGCACGCCGATGCGGGACTTGCACAAATGCACCGGTGCCTCGTTGTACGCTGGCTCTCCGCGCGCATCGGACTTCGCGCGCTGGGCATTGCCCTCGACCAGGAGATATGTCCCCCAGTAGGTGCCCGGCCGCAGCGCCTTGACGGCATCTTTGGCCTCGGTGTCGATGGCAGCGGCGGCGGCCTTGAGTTCTGCGCTCTCGTCGGCGACATCGCGGACCGCGCGCAACCTGGTTAGCACCTCCTTGCGCTTGGCGCGCGCCTCAAGCAGTCCAGCTTTGAGACCAGCATCCACAGCCCGCGTTTTCGTTCGCGCCTTCTGCGCCGACATGTCAGCAGCGATGGCGTCGCACGTGGCAACCGCCTGCGCGTATTCGGCTTCGAGCGTGGCCAACTCCGGAAACATGGCCGAGCGGGCGCGCCGGTACCTGTCGCGGCGGACGCGCTCGATTGTGATCAGACGATTGTAATGAATGCGTGCGTCTGGGAAGGCTTCATGTACCAACGGAGTAGTGTCGCCCATCGGCTGGCCAAGGTGGTACTTGTAGACTCGCGTCGGGAGCGTGCTTGTCTTTCGTTTCATTCTTTGTCCCTCATCCTATAGATACGCTCCGGCCCATCGGCGGCGTCAAAAAAACGCGTTACCTGATATGATGTAGGGAGTGCCTGAGCCGAGACATTACCGCCCCGCGTGGTTTCTGGAGTTGTTCGTTCGCCTCGAAGATTTTGGCGCGGCAGATAACTCCACGGACCAGTCGAGTGACGTGCCCTACGACACGAAGGTCAAGGCCATCGACGCGCAGATAGCCACGAACGAACAGGCGATAGCTACCGAGAGCGCGGGGGCGCTGGCCTTCCTGACGAAGACAGACATCACCTCGGCCAGCCTACGTTCGCAAAACAAGACCCTCGTTGCCCAGAAGGCCCGGCTACCCAGGGGAGCATCGACGGACGCCGTGAAGGGCGACGAATTCTCGATCCAATTCGTGACCGTGCCGAGCGAGCTTGAGATCGAAGACCGGGGCTTTCGTGAGGCCGCCGTCCTCACCGCGACGTTTCCATTCATCGACATGCCCTTGGACCCGCGAATCATCCGCGAGTGCCGGGTTGAGGGCTACATGGGCACCGTCAACGCCACGGACTTCGGCGAGCCGGACACCTGGCACCTGAAGCCCATCCCGTCGAAGACCTGCATTCGTCGGTTCGTGGGCTACGTGGACATGCCCGAGATGAGCCACTCGGACGCCGACGCTTCGATCCACATCAAGGCCCGGAGCTACGAATCGACGCTCATCGACGGGAAGATCAACGCCCACGCGCCTGCCTACAAGATCGAGGGGGACGAAGAATACCTCACGACCTACGTCAACCGGATCCTTTCGCAGTACCCGCCGACCTCGGGAGACACGGGCGGGGATGCGTTCCAAGCTGTGTGGTTTGCGGGCGACCCGGCGAAAGAGCCCAAGCTCGGGCGGAAAGATTTGCTTCGCTCCCTCCAGAGCGCGAAGAGTCGCAACCAATCGAACGGGGCCCAGCCCGGCCAGCCTCCGCCTGTGCAGGAAGAGTCGCCCGCGGCAGAAGTAGATCCAGACGGGACAGGGGACAGCGCCCAGAACGGCCAAGCCTCAATGCCTCCGAAGTCCGTCACCCCGGACGGCATGAGCATTTGGGATCTCATCACGCAGGCGTGCGAGCTTTGCGGGTGCATGCCCATCTACCAGCCGGCCCTATCGGCGGTGACGACCGACAAAGATCCGCCTCTCACAGGATCGAAGAATGGCGGGAAGAACCCCGCCGACGTTGTGACGTTCGGGCCGAAGAACGACATCAGCAACTACTTGCTCCTGACCACGCCCCAAGGGTTTCTCGATGACATTACCGACGACCACATTCGGGTGAAGGGCGGCTCTCGCGACCGCTTCCACCGCGACTTCAAAGACGGCGACAAGCCGGCCTGGACTTCCGATGTTCGGTTCATGGTGTGGGGGCACAACATCAAGTCGATGAAGCTGTCCCGCAAGATGGGGCGGACGCGGCCGACGGCGGTCGAGGTGCGCGCCTACAACCCGGACGCATCCGCGGCCCTGCGGGTTATGAAGGCGCGGTTCCCATCGACGAAGGCTGACATCCACGCCGCAGGGCAGGGAGTCGGCAAGGCCAAGGGCAAGACGCGGAAGCAAACCGGGAAGGGCAAGGGGAAGGTGGACATCGTCCGTACCTTCGTGCTCCAAGGCGTCCGAAACGTGCAGCAGCTCGAAGACGCGGCGGTGTCCATCTACCACCAGCTCACGCGGGCAGAACTCTCCATCGAGCTTGAGACAGACGACTTATCGAGCTACATGGATCCGACGGCCAGCCTTGAGCAGCAGAGCCTCGTGGTGGATGAGAACAGCGACCCGGACATCATGCGCCTGTGCGCGGGCACTCCGGTGCGGGTAACGGTGGCCAGCCAGAAGGACGACAACCTCATCATCTCGACCCTCTCGGACTTCTACGGCTCCGGGGTGAACAACGTCGAGAAGCTCATCCGGCAGCAGCAAGCCAAGTGGGGCACATGGCTCGGACCAGAGGCAACCTCGGCCCAGGTCACCACCATGATTCAGAAGGTCCAGCGCGCCTACAACGCGGCCAAGATTCCGGACATCTTCTACGTTCGGAGCATCAAGACGAAGTGCTCGGGCGAGGAGGGGCAGGGATTCTCGGCTACGATGGAACTCGTGAACTACATGCCCGACAACGACCCGGCTGGTATGTCCATCGAAGATCGGGACATGAACGACAGGCGCAAGATCAAGAAGAGAGGGAAGAAGGCGGTCAAGGCTGACACCACGGCCAAGCGCTCGGAAGCCCTCAGAGAGAATGCGCCCGCAGTCGCGGCAAAGGACCGCCAGTAAATGAACTGCCAGCTAAAGCAGGCAGCTTTGCCCCTGAGCGGAGACAAGCGAACACGAATGTTCCCCATCACGATAGCCCGAGACGATAGGCTGATTTACGGCAGCCCTGCGTGCGATGTTGGTAGCCCCAACCAAGTCCGCGTTTGCCGCGAACCCGCACGACTTGCAAACAAACTCGGACTGGCTCTTGCGGTTGGCCTTGTCGATATAGCCGCACGCTGGGCATGTCCGAGAGGTGTTGCGCGGATCCACAGCCACGAGCTTGACGCCAGCGATGGCGGCCTTGTAGCTGAGGAACGCACGCAACTGAAAGAACGCCCATCCCGAGTGCATCGCACGCTGGCTTCTCCTGACCGTTGCCCGTTCGCGGATGCCCGTCAAGTCTTCGACGGCGATACCACGCCCGGTGCCCTTGGCCTTGGCGACGATGTGTTTCGAGATCACGTGGTTAGTGTGGGAGCGAAAGCGGGCCTCCTTGCCCGCGAGCTTCTTGAGATGGCGCTTCGCCGACTTGGTGCCGACGGGTTGGAGCATGTTGCGCAGACGTTGATGGCGCTGGCGCGTGGCCTCGACGGCCGCGCCGCTGTGGACCTCGCCATCGGAGTCGACCGCGAGGTTGCGGATACCGAGATCTACGCCGAGCCAGCCTTCGGGATCTATGGGCGAGCCATCGGGGACATCGACGGTCACGTAGAGAAACCACTTGCCCTTGCGGAGAACAAGGTCGGACTGCCCTCGCGCGCCTTCGAGCCGAGCGCGGTGATACCCTCCGGCCACGTAGGGAACGAGAATGCGGCCCGAGATGGTCAGCAGCGACACGCGGTCCATCGCCTTAAAGCTCAAGATGCGCTGGTCGTAGGCGATGGCACCGTGAGGTCTGAAGGCGGGCTGGCGGGTACGGTCCCGCTTGTACGCCTCGACCACCTTGGAGATCGCCCGCACCGCCATCTGCGAGGACAGCCCGAACTTCTCGCGCAGGTCTCGGTAGTACAGCCCTTGCAGCTTGAGCTTGTCGGCGCTCTTCAGCTCGAAAGCCTGTTCGGCAAGCCAGCCGCACGCCTCGTTCACGCGCTCAAGCGTCTCCAGCAAAGCAGCGGACTGCTCGGGAGTCGGAAGCAATTTGGCAACGGCAACCAGTTTCACGCCTTAGATACTACTACTCTAAGGTCAGGAATGCAACCAAGAACCGGACGGCGTTTCCTCCGCCTCCTAAAGAGGGCGGCTTCCACGCCGAGGATAATGTGAAGCACTCGTCGCACAGGTTCGGCACGCGGACCACCGGAGGCCTCGACCCGGCCTCCCTGCGGGAAGGCCTCGCCTCGCCTGGCCTCGACACCAGATTCTG